TGTTAATTTCAAATCATTTAGCCCACTTAATGCTTGCTAAAGTCGAAGATAAATTATTAAAAGAAATCCCCTGGCTCGAAAAAATAGATGAGCCGCGTCAAACGGTTTTGATCAATATGGCTTACAACATGGGCGTTAATGGATTGCTGGCGTTTAAGCAAACGCTTGAAGCTGTGCGTATTGGAGACTTTGAATTAGCGGCTAGTAATATGCTGAACAGTAAATGGGCTAAACAAGTTCATGGGCGTGCTGACGAACTAGCAAGGCAAATGCAAACAGGTAAGTACGCTTAAAATGGCTAAAGCAACGCCTGAATTATGGGCGCAAGCAAAGGCTCTTTTTGAAGCGGGCAAGAGCTTTCGAGAAATAGATGAAGCCACAGGCATAAATTACAAATCAGTCGAGCGAGCGTCAAAGAAAGATGCGTGGCAAAAGGGTATTTTGTCACAACTGATTATAGACAAGGTGCGGATTGACGCGGAAATTGTCACACTTGAGCAAACGCAAAAAGACATTGTGACAAAAGAAGTTGCCGAAAGATTAAAACACATTGAATTTTTCACGAAAGCAAGCCTAAAAGTGTCGCAAATGGCGGTTAGATCATTAGGTGAGGGTTCAACGCCAATGGATTGCAAGGCGGCAATGGAGACTCTAAAAACGGGCATGGTGGTTAGTGGCGTTGTACCGTATTACAACACACCGACAACTTTCAACAATACGAACGCACTACAGTTAAATCACGACAGCGTGCGAGGTGAAATAATTAACCGTGTATTATCAATAAATGACTAACGATGAATGTGTTGCAATCGGTAGCGACTTCTTAGCGTTTACGCGCTATTGCAGCGAGCGCAACGGGCGAAAATTTTACGTCAATTGGCATCACAAAAAAATTGCAAATACCCTAATGAAAGTGGTGTCGGGCGAAATCAAGCGACTAATTATCAATATTCCACCGCGTCACTCTAAAAGTGAGATGGCGGCAGTGAGTTTCATTCCCTGGTGTTTGGGCTTATATCCGGACAGCGAATTCATTTATATTTCATATTCAAAGCGCGTGGCAGCTAAACACTCCTATTTAGCGCGGTCGCTGGTAAACAGCACGGGGTATCGTGAACTCTTTGGTGATGTGCAGCTAACAAACGATTCAAAAGCAAAAGACGAATGGCGAACAACGGGCGGAGGAATTGTTTACGCCTCGGGTTCTGACGGCACGATTACGGGTTACGGCGCGGGAAAAATGCGCGACGGGTTCGGCGGTGCCATTATTTTTGACGACCCGCACAAGGCTTCCGAAGCAGAAAGCGCATTGCAGCGCGAGAGCGTTTTAGAATTTTATCAATCAACAGTTGAGAGCCGCTGTAATTCGCCTCACACGCCGATTATCATTATCATGCAACGATTACATCACAACGACCTCAGCGGCTTTTTACTTGGCGGTGGCAGCGGTGATAAATGGCACCATCTTAAAATCCCAGCAATCAACGACGATGGCATAACGCCAATGTGGGAGTTCAAACACTCGATTGATGATTTAAACCGAATGCGAGCGGCGAATTCATATCATTTTAGCGGTCAATATCAACAAGAACCAACGCCCCGCGAAGGCTCAATTATTAAATCAGCATGGTTTAAACGGTACCGCGTCGCGCCAGTTGAAAAAACACGGGTGATCCAGTCATGGGATACTGCGTATAAAGACAAACAAATCAACGACCCGTCCGTTTGCACGACGTGGCTACAAGCAGGCTTGTTTTATTATCTGCTCGAATCCTTTGTTATTCGCGGTGACTACCCAACCGTTAAACGCGCCGTGCAGTCGAAATTTGAGCAATACAGACCGCAAGCCGTGTTAATCGAAGACAAAGCAAGCGGTCAATCCCTTATTCAAGAGCTGCGCTCAACAAACGTGCCTGTCATCGCAATAAATCCGGTCGGTGACAAGGTGACGCGACTCAATTCTGTTTCAACTATGCTTGAATCGGGTCAAGTGTTCCTGCCAGAAGTTGCGGCGTGGCTTGCGGATTACGAGCACGAACTCCTATCTTTCCCGTTGTCAGCACATGATGATCAAGTTGACAGCACAAGCCAAGCACTCGAATGGTTGCGCGGCAAATCAGTTGTATCACTCCCCCAGGTCGGCATCAAGAGAGCATATTAAATGAGCATCACCACACCAAAATCGATTTACACAGAGCAAGCCATTGATTACTTGATCAATCCATTGTTTAGCATGGCGGACACGGACGAAACACTCCGCAAGCTGGGCATCCACCGAAAAGAATTACGCGCACTTGAATCCGATGATGAAGTTTATGCGGCAATTGAAACGCGCAGAGAGGCGTTAGTCGCCACGTCGTGGCGACTTGAAAAGGGAATGCCGAAGCAGAATAAGTTTTTAGCGAGCGAGGTTAAAAAAATACTTCAATCGGTTTTGCGTGGCTCGTTTAACGCGGTTTTGTATGGTTATAGCGTACAAGAGGCGGTTTATTTTCAACGCGATGACGGGCGCGTTTGTATTGGCTCGGTAAGTGAAAAGCCGTTTGAATGGTTCGAGCCAAAAAATGACGGTCGCCTCATTTATCGCTCGGTACTTAACCCAATGGGCGAAGACGTAGATCAGACACTAAAATTCTTTCTGACTGTGCGAAATGAAACTTATCGCCAACCTTACGGCGAGGCGTTGTTGTCGAGGTTATACTGGGCGTGGCTATTTAGAGTGAACGGCTGGAAATTTTGGGCGAAAAATCTTGAGCGTGCAGGAACGCCATTCTTAAAAGGCACTGCGCCGGATTATATGTTACCTGACGGCACGCCTGCCGTTGACAAACTAGCATCAATCTTAAACTCAGCCGTGCAAAACGCGACACTCGCACTGCCCGAAGGCTGGACAGCCGAATTCATGTCGGCACAACAAACAGGCGCAACATTCGAACAGTTTGAATCGGCTGTTATTAAACGCATTCAGAAGTTGATACTGGGTCAAACATTGACTAGCGATGTAGGTTCTAGCGGGTCTTTTGCGGCGGCAAAGGTACACGCTGGGGTGCTTGACGACAGAAAGCGTGCTGACATTCGCCTGGTTTCAAAAACGGTTCAGAAAATCATTGACGCGCTGCATTTTGTAAACCAATTTGCTGGCGACCCACCTTTATTTATCATGGAAGACGATACTGGGCTCGAGCTTGATCGTTCCGACCGCGATTCAAAGTTGGTAAGTGCAGGAATATTAAAGCTAACGCCAGAGTATTTGTTGCGCGTTTATGATTATGTCGGTGGCGATTTTGAAATCCCCGCACCGGCAACAACTGTTGCACCAACACCAGTGCTAACTGATACGGTCAACACAACAAAGTTTGCAGCATCCGCCAATCTACCCACCTTTTCGCCGAAGCAGCAGGTAATCGAATCGTTAGCCGATAATGTTTTGGAAAATCTAAAAAGTCCGATTGCTGACGCGGATATTTTTAACGCGGTTAAGGCGGCACGGGATTACGAGGACCTATCAGACAGATTGGCTGTGCTTTTCGATGAAACAGACACGTCCGCATTTCGCGAAACATTAGAGAGAGCGACGTTTGCAGCTGATTGCATTGGTTTCGCTCATGCCTAAAGCACCGTTATCTATTGGCTTTGACCTGCCGTTTAATGAGGCGATTGCCGCAATGGAAGCGCGGGGCGTGGTGTTGCCAGAAAAGTATTACGGCGAACTGCAAGGTATTCACCGGCAATTAAACTTTTCAATTGCCGGCGTTGCGTCGCTTGATCAGTTGCAAGGCGTGCTTGATTCGCTGTCCGCAAAATTAGCAGACGGGCAATCGTTCAAACAATGGCAGGATTCGGTTTCAGTTCAAGATTTAGGCTTGCCAAAACATCGCATGGACAATATCTATCGCACAAATATTCAGAATGCTTACAATCGCGGACACTGGGAACAGTTCAAAGAAAATGAAAAATTCGCACCGTATCTTATGTATGACGCTATTAACGATAGTCGCACTCGTCCTTCTCATCGCGCTCTCAATGGCATTATTCGTCTTGTTAGCGATCCGTTTTGGGACACGCACTATCCAGCAAATGGCTACAGGTGCAGGTGTTCCGTAGTTTCACTCAGCGAAAAACAAGCACAAGCCCGCTCGAACGG